ATGGAAGGGGCTTATGAATTCATTGAATGGCTGAAAAAGAAAAAATACGCTTCACAAACAATTAGATGGCATAAACGAAACATAGATATTTTGTTAAGCCATTTTGGGAGAATATTAACTCCAAAAGAAATCGATAAGGTAGATAATCTACCTTATTCTAAATACACCATAAGACACATTAGAATAACAATTAATAGATATGAAGATTTTCTCAAAGAAAAGTATAAGAATTAATATTATTTATTGTGAGGGATTTTGATGATAAGAAAAGGAGTTTTGGCTATGAATGTGATAAGGTCCGTAGTAAGATATTTTTTGGACATTTTGGAAGTTCGAGACTACGGCGACAAATTAATAATTGAAATTAAAGGGGGTAGGGATGCCTACTCAAGAAGAAATACTAAATCTAATAATCAATAATGGAGGGGCAATATCGACGAGAGAAATTAGAGAAATTTACAACATCAATTCAGGATTGGGGCATATATCACAAAGATTAAGACAGTTAATGAAAAAGAAGATTATATCAAAAGTTAGGGGCTTAAATGGTGAAGTTATTTATTTTTTAATTGACCTTTCATTTATGCAAAAGCCTAAGAACCGACGAAAGAAATACGGTTTTAACTTAAAAGAGATTGAAGAGGATTTTAGGAACGGCTTAAGCATTACGGAAGTTGCCAATAAATATGGCATGAGTTACATGTGGGCGTGGAGATTGCATAAGCGATTTTTGAAAGAAGGTGTTTTACAGTATAAGAAGGATGGTCGGCCCTACAAGCAAATATAAACAACTTTATAAACAACTTTTTTGTTATTTTTTATTCAACATCTATATTTATTAATTTAAATTTAAAAATTTAGTTAGCATTTAAAAATGCTAAGAGCACGGTTTTACACGGGGGCTGTGGGGCCCCACAATCTACAGCAAAAAAAGGTGTTGGCAATGGCGTTGTTTGGAAAAAATAATTCTGAGGCAATGGATGATTTAGTTCCAAAGAAATCAGACTACGTTGAAAAAATCGCAGAAAAGAAAATTAAAGAAAAAGAATACGACGATGTAGTTGCAGAAACAAAAATGAGAAAATTCTACCATGAAATTGCTCAGAATGAAAAAATTGCTGAATTAAAAGCTGAGTTAGCTAAAAAAGAAAAAGAGATTGAAGAACTAAAAGAAGAGATCAGGGCTTTGAGAGGTAAAGCTGGGGGAATTGGAATGGCAGGTAGCCCAGCTGGTAGGTAAAGTTGAAGTGTTAGAAAAACTTGTTTTAAAACTAATTAATCATTCTTAACTTTTTCTTTTTCAATTTTCGGTGGAAGCATGGACACTTTCAACTGTAAAATCGAAAAAATAACATTTGCAAAAGGTGATAAGAAACCATACGACCCTGTGGCGATTGTTGAATGTTTATTTTACGATCCAAACGATCCAAAGTATAGAGAAGCTGGCATTACTCCAGATTTGGTTAAAGAGAGGGCAAAATTCTTAATTGGAAAGCATGTTGATATTGACCACATTTTACCATTTCAAGACCCTCAGAGCTTCAAAGGCTACATAATTGATGTCTGGACAGATGATGATGGTAAAGCCTATTGTAAGTTTGCAGTTTTTGACCCGCAAGTTGCTGAGTATTTGAAAAATAATGAGGTTGGCGTTAGTGCAGAATGGTTGAAAGCTGTTCAAGATGGAAAAGTTGTTGATGTCTTCCCTTATGGGCTGGCAATCTGCATTAATAGCGCCCCAAAAATGAAAGATGCCAAAACTCTTGATTTTACACCAATAGCAATGGCAAATGCAAAAGCTCCAGGCCCAAAACCACACGGGCATAAAACTAAGCCTTCAAAGTATAAAGATGTTCCTGACAACTTATTCGCAGATAAAGCCAATTGGAAATTCCCCTGTGATACTCCTGCGAGAGTTAAAGCTGCACTTGTTTATATTTCAAAGCTATTCAACAATCCGACTTATAACAAAATGTATAGTAGAGAAGAATGGCAATATCTCTGGAACTTTGCAGTTAAAAGGGCTTTAGATCTCGGAATAGGACATAGATATAATCCTGATAATCCACTCGACAGAGGATTACCTGAATCATTAAAGAAAAAGTGTGATGGCTATGACAGCTCAAAATGACGACTTAAAAAAAGCAATTGAAGAGTTTGCAGAAGATTTAGGAGTTAAGCTCTATACGCAAGAAGAAGTTGAAGAGATGATTAAGGCGAAGATTGAAGAAGTCACTAAATCTTTAACGGAGAAGTTTGCAGAGGAGAAAGAGAAAGCGGTTAGAGAAGCCATTGAAAAGACAAAAGCGGAAATGTTTGCACAGATAGAGAAGGAAAAGAAAATCGAACAAATATGTCAGAAATTCGGAGTAGATAAAGAAGTATTTGCTGACTGCAAAACAGTTGAAGATGTTTTAGATGTCTTTGCTAAGTTAGACATTGGCAAAACCACCAAATTTGTTGGGGCTTCATTTGCAGAACCACAGAAAGATGTCAATCCTTGGAAGAGATACGGGATTAAATGAGGTGAGCTAAATGGCATACAAATACATTAAATCATACACTGCAACGGATAAAATATATCCTAAAACTGTATTTGTCAAAGATGGGAAGGTTTTAGGGGTTGTTGATGATGTAGATAATGTAGATTACTATGAAGATGGAGATGAGGTTCCCGTAGTTGTTGATGGTATTGTTAAACTAAGTGCAATAACTTATGCTTATAATGGCTCGGCATGGGTTAAAACTCCTGCTAAGGAAGGAGATGTGCTGTTCTATGATTCAGCAGATGAAAATGTTAAGATTGACGATGCAGGACAGGCCAGGCCCAATGAAATTATAGGGAAGGTATTGAGGGTTTTAGGCAACAATTTGTATGAAATCAAAGTAGGCCTATAAGGTGATATGAATGGTTCAGTTGCTAACAAAAACTGAATTTCAATTAATTGAAAAGAAAATCCTTACAGATTTAGAGCCAATTTCAACGCTATTGAAAGAAGTTCCTGTAACACCAGTCCCGCCGTTTAAGGACATAGTTACAAGAATAAAATACACTCTGAAAAACTCTGCAAAGAAATCTGCTAAAACCGCCACACCAGACCTTGCAGAATTGGAAAAAACCGAGATAGACATTAAGCTTGAAGTCTATAAATCTCCACTTATTGAGATAGATGCAGATACTATTTTAGCAGCTAAAAAAACAGGCTTCCCAGTAGAAAAAGCTATCAATACAGCAGTATTGTATGATTTGGTTGAGCAGGAAAATGAGAAAGTTGTAGAAGTTTTATTAGCCACACCTAATGAAAAATCTGTTACGTGGTCCTCAGGAAAGGTAGTGGATAGGGTTAATTCAATATTTGAGGCAATAAACATTATGAGGAAGAATAAAGTCCCCGTCCAAAAACCTAAGTTAATTTTAAATCCAGAAGATGTCGGACAATTAGGATTTAACGATTATTTAAATTCTGGATTAAAAGTTATTCAAACTGATTTAAATGTTAAGATTATCCCATGCACGGAACTTGAGAAAGGAACGGGTATTCTCTTTGAAGCTAATCCATTAGTTGTTGAATTCCCTGTAGCCCTCCCAGCCACAGTTGTTAGAGTTGATACAGATACAGACCCTCCTGAGAAATTTGCATGGTATGTAAAAGAGAAGTTTGGAGGCGGCATTTTACACGAAGGAGGAGTTATTAAGTTAGACATCAAATAGGTGGAATCATGGCTTATTGCACTGAACAAGAACTTTATAGCTTTTTAAATCTAAAAATCCCTTTTCAAGAAATTAAAGATAGCTTAACTAATGCAATAACTGTTGCATCTGCATGGATAGATGCTCAAATTAATGCTAAACTTTCTGATGATAAAGAGATTACGACATTAGCAAAAGATGCGTGTTTATTTTATGCTGGCTCAAGAATCTTAATGCAATATTGGGAAAAACTCCAAATTGATAATTATGAGAGGGACAAAATAGAGCAATATGAAAAAAGGGCTAAAGAATTGGTGCAGGCAATTATATATCGGCTTAATAAAATCCAAGATGTTATTGATGATCAAGATTTAGGAGAACAAAAATTCATTCCTGTGTTAGATTATGCAATAACCGATAGGTGATTTGAATGGGATTCACGTCTTATCCTAAAACTGAATATGACAGATACAAAGGTGGTGGAAAATTACTTATAAACGGTGAAGAAGTTGCAGTTGTAGAATTTGAATGCGAATTAAAGCATAAAGAGTTCTCAACAGCGACAACCTTTGGGATTTATAAAGATGTGTCAAAATTCATAGATTTTAAAGGAAAATTCACTACATTGGCGGGAACACATAAATTCTGGAGTTTGTTTATGGGGATAGATGCAATGACATCGACAGAAGAAACACTGGCATCTGCAAAGGGTTCTGGGTCGAAACAAACAATAACTCCCGATTCCCAGCCATCAATTCCGTCAATCATTAAGGTTACAGTTGATTCAACTGCCACAGTAACTCCTGATAAAATAGTAATTCAAGGTAAAGATGCCTTTGGAAATCCAATTACTGAGGAGTTTAATTACAGCGGAGCTGAAACTGTTGTTGGATGTATTTTATTCTCACAAATTGATAGTATAACCTTGCCTGCAACATTACAAACAACTGAAACAATCACAGTTAAGACAGTTGCAGGAGTTAAAAGTGGAAAACCTACAGTGGTTCCTAAATTCACATTAGTTGGGTTTGTAAGGGGAGATGATGGACACATTCAGGGTGTGCAGATGAGGAATGTAACGATTTTAGACAAACCTAAGTTTGATGCCATCAGAGGAAAAGAAGAACACATTAAAGAAGAAATTAGTTTTGTTGTCTCAAATGCAAATGAAGATATAATATTCTATGAATATATTCCAGAGTAGGTGATTAGATGGTAACAGTTGAGGAATATCTAAAAAAAGCTTATCAGGAGATAAAATTACCTTCTGGCTTTGTATTCAAGGTTAAAACATTGTCTTCGCTTGACATTTTAAAGCATCTTGGTGATATTCCTATAATGCAGGAACTTATGCAAAATCCACAGTCAAAAGAGAAGGTTTCAGAAAAATTATCTCAAACCACAGATTTTATAAAAAAACTTATGGAAATCATGCCTAAACTCGTTGAAGAATGTATTGTTGAGCCGAGAGGGATTAAATGGGAACAATTAGACGGAAGAGATAAAGATACTCTAATGGAATTTGTTCTATCACAATTCAATGTGAATGAAAACTTAGCAAAATTTCGTGAGGGAGAATAGTGATTTATTAGATGCTTTAGCTCAGAGATATAATTGCTTACCTTCTGATTTGTTAAAACTAAGTGTCTTGGAGTTCAATATCAATTTGGCTGTAGCTTTAAATGTAGTAGAAAAAGGACAAACTAAAAAAAGATGCAAAGTTGAAATAGTCAAAGAAAATGAACTATCATCAAAATATAAAGAAATCTTGAGGAGATACTCATGCCAGTAGATGTGGAAAGGTGGAAAAGAAGAACTATCTTAATTTTTGGGGCATTATGTTTAATTCTATTTGTAATCATTGCATTACTATTCGTTATTGCTATTATTGGCAATTTGTTAGGCTGGTAGTATGGCAGATGCAAATTTACAGATAATAATTTCAGCAGTGGATAGAGCGACAGCAGTATTTCAAAAAATACAACAAAATATCGATAGATTGGAAAATAGAGTTAAAAATATGGCAGATGTCTTCGACAGAGTAGGAAAGAGTATCGCAATGCTTGGAGCTGGAGCAACAGCATTTTCAGCTCCATTCGTTGCAGGGATGTATTCAGCAATTCAGGCGGGAATTGATTTTGAACAGCAAATGTATAAAATTAAAGCAATTACAGGGGCTACAGACGAAGAGTTTCAACTACTAACAAATACTGCGATGCAAATGGGAGCTCAAACAGCATTTTCAGCATCGCAGGCAGCAGAGGCTATGTATTTAATGGCGAGTGCTGGGATGAAAACTAAAGAAATCATTGCAGCTATTCCAGATGTTTTAAACCTCGCAACTGTGGCACAAACAAACTTAGCAACAGCAACTGACCTTGTAATTTCAACATTAAACTCATTTGGAATGTCAGCACAAGAGGCAGGCAGAGCCGTTGATGTTTTCGTTCAAGCGTGTGCAAACTCTCCTGCAACTGTTGAAAAATTACAATATTCATTGAAGTATGCCGCACCTGCCGCAAAGGCATTAGGGCTTAGCTTAGAAGAAACGGTAGCGGCATTAATGATGTTCTATAAAGCAGGTAGAAAAGGAGAAGAAGCTGGGACTGCTTTAAGGGAAGTATTAACTGAATTAGCAAACCCGAAAGTCCAAAAAGCTTTGGCTCAATACGGAATCCAAGTAATGGATGCATCAGGAAAATTAAGAAACTTAGGGGATATTTTAGACGACATTAAGAAAAAAGGTCTCTCTGCAACGCAAATATTCCAAATATTTGGAACTGAGGCAGGGTCAGCAATACTAACGCTTGTGCAACAAGGGGGAGATGCTTATAGGCAATTTGTCAATATCTTGAACAATGCAAATGGAGTAGCGGAGCAAAAAGCCGAAGAGATGAAGAATACAGTTTGGTATAAGATCCAAGAACTAAAATCAGAAATTGAAAGTATTAAATTAGAGATTTTCAAAGATTCGAAAGGGAACATTAAAGAATTCTTAGACATGCTGATTAAAGCAATGCCTGCAATAAAAGAATTTGTTGTTTCAGTTGCTCAGGGGATGGCTACAGTTGGCAAAATTGTTTTAATGGCTTTAAAACCAATGTTAGCAATATTTACCACTCTACCTGCACCAATTAAGCAAGCTATTGGTGCATTCATAGGTTTAGCCGCCGCAGTAGCCGCAATTGTAGGTCCTATCATAACATTAGTGGGATTATTTGGGATGGCAATATCATCAATATTAGAAATTATTTCAGTGATTGGAGCGTTAGGAATTTCATTTGGAGTTATTGGAGGTGCAGTATCTGCCGCTATAGGAGCATTAGGAGCATTTGTAGCCGCCGCCGCACCAATTATAGCAGTAATATTGGCAATAGTCGCAGTTTTAGCAGTATTATATTTAGCTTGGAAAAATAACTGGTTCGGAATTAGAGATATTACAGCGTCAATCGTTCAGAAGGTTAAAGAGCAAATAATGATGTTCATTAAAGGGATTAAATGGTTAATCAGCGAAATTAGAAAAAACAAAGGTAAAATTTTAGAAGCTCTAAAATACTCACTCTTAGGACCTTGGGGAATAATAAAATTAGCATGGGATAAAAATCTCTTTGGAATTCGAGATAAGCTCAAAAATGTTCTATATGACATTCTTAATTTCTTAAAATCACTTCCAAGGAGATTTTACGAAGCAGGAGTAGGAATGATAACTGCGCTAAAAAAAGGAATTGAAAGTAAAATAGATGAAATTAAGCAAAAAATATTGGATTTATTAAAATGGATTGATGACCATTTACCACACAGCCCTGCAAAGGAAGGTCCTCTAAGCCGACTCGATGAAGTAGGGCCAGGGTTCGTAGAAACCATTGCAGAAGGTATAGAAGAGCATAAACATAGAATTCAATCCGCTATAGGGCAGATCACAACAATAATGACTATACACCCACAATTGGATAGAGGTGTAACTACACATATCTTCCACTATGGTGGAAATATGCAGAACAATTATACCATCTCTATTAATGTCATTGGAAGAGCATACAATGAGCAACAACTTGCACAACATATTGCAAGAATATTGAAAAAACAAACATTTAGATGAGGTGGTAATATGGTAGTTAGTTCAAAAGCTACATCTATTCCAATACCAATTAAAAAATCCAATAAAATTTTCATTACATCGCCAATGTTTATACAAGTTTTAGAATTAGATTTGCAACCAAATGTTCCAAGCGACACAAGCCAACCTGCAACATTTACTATTGAATTAGGACACGGTGTTTCATATCCATTATATCCACCAGTCATATATGACCCAACAAATAATAATTGGATTTTCCCGCAAAATATTACATTAACACCAATCAGTGTTTCAATATCAGTGGACAGAAATGCTGTTGATGCATCAAAAACATATAAAATATACTGTATAGTTGCAGTTCCTAAAACTATGGAATCCATTACAAATATTTATAGCGATAATGTCGATGATGTTACTCCTGAACATCCAATGCTAAGTGCAATTATAAGAATTTTACAAGTAAAAGATACTGCGCCAGAAACTTTTGAAATTGTAGTCGAATACGACAGTGGTAGAAGAGAAATATTCACAATCAACAAAAACGCATTAGTTGAATATAATCCTAATTCTGACGATGGAAAGTCAGGGGATGCTATAAAATCCGTGGAATAGGTGGCAATATGTATAACCTAAACAATTTTTCAACGCAAAAAGGAAGCACTGAATTGAAAAACTTTTCTTCCAATTCTACTTCATTTTTTTCACCATATAATTTATCAAATTTTTCTAAATCGGAAATATTATCACAAGATAGCCAAAACAATAATTTATCTGGCGATATTTCAGAATTCAACATATACTACGATGAAGAACAACGAAAAGTAATAGCAGAAATTGTATTTACAGATGGAACAAAAACAGCGAAATCCTACGATATTAGCAATTTACTTCAAAATGTATACAACAACGGATACAGTAATGGATACAATACTGGATATAACGATGGTTATAATAAAGGACATAGTGAGGGTTATAATACTGGCTACAATGATGGTGTAAATAGCGTAGATTTCAAATCCTCATCTGCAATATTAGATAATTTCACTATCAAAACGACAGTTACTTTGACTAACAACAAAAGTAAAACATTTAGTTACACACTTACTGAAACTGAAATTATTAACATGTATAATAAAATAACACAACCAGACTCTGGTTTACATATCAAAATAGGAAATACTGAATATGTTTTTCCAGTCATTGACAGCGAGCCACATTCAGATATAAATGCTGTATATCATCCAGCAATTGATGGTCATATAGAATACGCATTACTTGGTAATCCTGTTCGTAAGTGGTCATTTGAAATTTATGTTAATTCGTTGCAGAAGTTACAGTTTTTAGAGCAATTAACTCTAAATCCAATCTGTTTAGTAAAATTTGATGAAATTGGGGATTATAAACAATGTATAATAAGATCTTTGACTTATTCAAAGATTACAGAGAGACGTTATAGAGTATCATTAGATTTGGTGATTTTATGATTGAAATCATCATTGATGAATCTATATCACTTGATTTAGACATGTCTATAAACAGCATTGACCAAGCAACGGTAAATTCACTGAAAGATTTGAATATCAAGCCGTTTGACTGGGTCAGGATTATATGGAATGGTCAGACATTATTCTCTGGTATTTGTGTTGATGCGAATATGAATATCGCCTTTGGACAGCTAAATTACAGTTATACCATCAATAGTCCGCTATTTTTACTACAAAAACATAATATCGAGCGAAGTTATACAACATATTTACAACTGTTTTTGAAAAAATGTTGTGATATTTGTGACTTGGAGTTGGACTATCGACTAAATATAAATCCATTGATTGTAACAGAAAAAACCGACTATTTTTCAATGCTCAAAAAGAGCGTGATATACACAAAAAATTACAACACAAGATTTTTCGTTGATTATGAAAACAATAAACTCGTTTTTACTGACACTGAAGATAGTGCTTATCCAAAGAACAAAAAAATAATAAATTATTCGTTTGAATACGACACTGATATAATCAATCAGGTGCAATGGTGAATGTTATGACAAATGATATTTATCCATTATCTACAGACCCAGTTACAGTAATTGAAGAATTTAATGGAAGAACCCGTGGAATTGTGCTCAAAAACTTTTATTTCAAACTAATATCGGCACCATCAGGAACCGAAATAGTTGATAACTGGCCAACTACTGGCACTGAAGCTACTTCAGTCCAAATAAATGTTCGCTCCAAACAAATTATTCATTTAGAAAGAGATATTTTCGCAATTGAACTTATATATGATTGTGATTGTAAAGTCAATTTGAAAACAAATGAAGGTTCAGGGTTTTCTTTCAATGGAAACGTTTCTGTAGAATTTAGGGCTAAAGTTTACGATTATGAAAGTGGATGTTTTTTAGATGATGTATGTTTATGTTCTATGAGTAGTCAAGTTCCTTTTTACCAAATCAATGGCGCCTATTATTCATTTATCGGTGAAGGTTACAGTCCGGACCATTTTGGTAAAACATATGAATTAGGTATTGGTGGAAAAACATATTATTATGATTATGATAATGGAATTTTTGAAATTCGTACAGAATAATCTTGTGATTAGCGATGTCAAGTCACATTTACCATAACGACGACATTCCAATTATAATTCTTGCTGATGGTAGTGGTTGGTGGAGTTGGGACCAAGTTGTTGATGCTGGATTGAATACTGCAATTGGTACCACAGATTTTACTCCATCGGCAAATGCTAAACTAACAGTGTATAAGTATGACAGTGAACAAAATGATTATGTTGTAATGAAAGAAATTACGGGAGAAACAAGTGGAGATTCTGGTGTTATTTTAGAAATGAAGGATTTTTTTGTGCTTGGATGTTCTTACGGAACTGGGCTTGATACAATATCCAATCCAGGAAAAATATTATTGAAATCTGTTGCCTTAATGTGGTGTGTTCAAAAGGCTCCATTTGGCAAGTATAAAATCGTCGTAGAATTGAATATAGCAAGTGAAGGTGGCGAAAGCCACAAATTCACTCTTATCTCAATATTTACCGTCAGACCAAAAAATAATAAACATAAACCACATATTCAAATGAAAGCAAAACTAACACTCACTCCAACTTGCGTTTGTTATCTAAACAATGAAGGTTCTACAAAAACAATTTCATTTAATTACACTGTAACGGATTTTCAAATTTATACTAACGGGAACATTCCAATATTTGTGGTGCCTGGATATAATCCGTTAGTTGAGAATACAAGATTTTACTTACGTCTAAAAGATAAAAACGATAATACACTAACTGAAATAGATATTACAGAATGTAATAACGGAACTGTTAGTTATACATTCGATTTACCAGAAGATTCAAAATGGGAAGGAAAATGGGTATTAGTTGGAGTCTTGGATGGAACTGAATATGAATTAGATTCGCAGGAAATTATAATTCTTAGACAGAAATACTGTCATAGTATAAAAATTGATGTAAAAATGTATGATAAAAAAGGTAATGAGATACAAGATAAAATTCCACATCCAACAAGTGCTGATTGGTCTGAAGAACAATATGGCGAAATAAAAGTAAAAATAGTCATAACAGATGAACAAGCAAGGTATGTAGATGTTCCAATCGACAAACTTAAAACTAACTGGCAATATACTTTAACGCAAACAGGAACAGGACAATTTGAATTCACAATTCCAAACACAGCTGATAGCGCTTTAGGGCTTGGAGATTATGGAATAGCGGTTTATGTTGATAAATGTTGGTGCGATACTAATGGCTACTTGAATAGTTACAACATTAAAGCGGAAGATGTTATCATAAACAACAATATGATTGAGAAAGTCATGTATATCGGAGCCGAAGTTGACCATTATGAAAACGGGATAACATATCTGAACAATACTTATGAGACACTAACGGGAATATTCGTAAATGCTCAAAAAGAATTCAAAGTAGTTCAACAAATGCAAGAGGCCACTCAACAAAATCAATATACATTTTGTTATACTCCTTTTATATCTTCACAAACTTTAAACCTACCCACATATACTGATGAAGAAAAGAAAAAGTTGGCGAGAGCAATAGTAAGAGCATTAGGAAGGCCAAGAAAAAAAGAAACATTCACGATATTAGACAAAGAGCTACCAAAACTAAACCAAGTCATAACCCTAAACATAAATGGACAGTTACGGACAGTTCCAATCTATGCATTAAAAATATCTATTGCTCATAAACTATTAAGTATTATGATAAGCAATGACGAAGAGAAACTGTTGAAGGATTATTTAAGCATGATTAAATAGTTATTTTAAACTATCTTCTATTGCTTTTTTTATCAATTCTTCAACTCTTTCTTTTTTTGCTTTTAATGCTGGTTCAAAGAATGGACGAGCAGGCATTTTCCTCGTCCCTTTTTCTACAAAGATTGCGTAAGGTCTATTCGTGAATATTACTCCTGTTAGCCCCCCGTCTCTCATTTTATGCCCTATTGATTTCAAAAGTTTTTTCTTATCTTCTTTTGGCGAAATCAATCCAACATGAGGTAAAAGCCCTTTTCTTTCGAGTTGTTTTCTGTAGCTTTCTGATATTGGAGGGTAATTCAGCTTTTCATATCCATGTCCAATATTATCGATGACCTCTTCTTTAACTTCAAGAGTGGCCCTTTCTACGGCCTCTTTTACATTGTTTAGCATCTCCTCAGCCATTGTTATAAGTGATTTGTCGATTTTTACTTCTATTTTCATCATTTTTTCACATCCACAATTCTGTATGTTAGGTAGCACCTGCAATTAGGATGTAACGGCGGTTTAACAGGAATTTTATCGACTTCCCATTCCTTACCTTCCAATGCTCTGCATTTTGGACAGACTTTGCTGTCTTTTCTCGTGTTCCATCTCGCTATTACTTTAACCTTATGTTTCTTTGCGTAATTTTCATAATATTCGTGCCTACTGTATTCTACAGCCCTGCTTAACTCTGTCCTCGCTATTCTTTCAGCTTCATTCCTCGTAGTTTTCAAAGATTGCATAATTTGCTCTGTAATGTTAGTATCTTTAGTCGTGCTTAACTCCTCAAGTAGAATATACTTTAATCTAGCTTTTTGGTTCTCATTTAGTTTCTTACACAAGTCAAACATGTAGTTTTCAACGAATTTAATCGGCCCTTTATCAACATCAATTTCTAATCCAGTAACTTTTACAACATCAGATAAAGCCTGCTGAATCTCTCCTGAAAAATCTATGTCCTGAAACTCTTTATTAATCAATGCCCTAATTTGCCTATATGCCGTCGCCGTGATTTTCCCTTTATTTTGTTTGATAATCTCCATAGCTTTGTCTTTTACTTCCAATGTCGTATCTTCTATTTTTTCCATGAGTTTTTCAACTAAAGATTGTGCTATCGCCTCAACAACTTCTTTATCAATCTCATCCGCAAACATTTCTGCGTATGATTCTATCTCAGATTGTTTCCCTTGCAGTGCCAAGTCCAACTCAATGCCGAATTCTTGAGCAATTCTTTTTAATGTTTCTTCTGAAGCTCCAATGTCCGCAAGAGATTTAATTGTATCGGCAATGTTCTTATAATACTCTGATTTCTCTAAAAGCTCCTCCGTGTCATCAGTTATGAATGAAAATTCAACATCAATGTCGCCAAATTGCATTCTTATGAGTTCGTTAATCAATTCTTTAATCTTCGCCTGCATAGACCTTATTAGCTTTAATCTCTCCCTTCTCATATCCTTTCGTCTGTAATCAGCAGTCCCTGATTTCCAAAGCCCCTCGCTTGAGTAAAATGCATTAAATATAATCTCATCATACTTGTCTAAAATTAATTTAACGTATTCCCAATTGATTTTCATGTCAATCTGATTATAATCTACATATGGAGGAGTAGCCACGGCCCCTCTGTATTTTAGTTTTTCGATGTCATTTGCGTAGTTTCTTAGCATCTCTTTGTATTTTTCAGGTGTTATATTCACTCCATCTGGTAATCCGATGCCTTTTCCGTCATTTAGTATTTGACCAACTTTTATCTGTACTGGTGGGATAGCTTGATGCTCATTTACATACGCACAAATCTCATTAAGCAGTTTTTGTTTCTGGAATACTGCATTAACACATCTTGCCATTAGCGAGGTTCCTTCTAACAGAACAATATCATTAATATCGAGCCATACCTGAACCATTTCAGATTGCACAGCCATTAGTTGAAGTATCTCATCCTTTCTTTCCAAATCAACAAATCCTATTTTTCTTATGTTTCCATCAATCGTAGCATCGTGAATAATTATCCGATCGTTGGAGAATGGATCCCTAATAATTTTGGTAGTTTTTGGGTCTAACCTATGCAGCATTACGATTTTTCCATTCTGCCAAACGATTTGGTAGATTGCTTTTCCGTAGATGAAGTAATCTCTAAGCATTTCAATAACTGTAGCAGTAGCATTTTTTGAGAAGATTATCCCTGTCTCATAAAGCCATTTCTTTACTTCTACAATCTGTTTTTCATTGCCTTTCAATGTCCAATTACTGATAATGTCGAAAATTAAGCTATTCAGAGCTAAATTGACTTTTTCATCCAACAGATAAGCCCCTTCCAAGTTAGCCTCATCGGTTATATCTATCATCGATATTTTTGAAAAATCTCCTAATTCTGTCTCAGCTGGAGTTCTATCACTAATTCCCACTTCTTTCGTTTTTGATTCTGTTTCACCAAAATAATCAACAATAATCTTTCCTTCTGATTCTGTCATAATTCATCACCATTAATAGCCAAAATAATCAACAATTATGCTGTTTGCCTTATCCGCCATATACACGGATAATGCCAGGCTTATAACGCAATCATCATGAAAACCGCTTGGAGCTTCCATTTTTAATGAGGTCTTGGTTTTTACGTATTGGAAGTATTTCAATTCATTAATTAGAGTTGGAATGTTCGGGAGCTTAACTTCTTCCCTTTCTAATGCCACAACGAGCCTATTAATCAAATTAACCTTGCTTTGATTTGTGAATTTGTAACCTTCCGCAATGTCTTCAATTGATTCCAATATCGGATCTCCTACACCTGTAGAGTCAATCAAAACCTTTGGAGCGTTGAATTTGTTGTATAAATCCCTAATTTTTTGAACTACATACGCATACGGCTTTTGGTTAAACCTCTCAAAATAAACTAACTTCCAAGGTTTCTCCGAAACATCCAATATTGTTATAACAGTATAATCTTGATACTTTGCCAAATCCACGCCCATAACGTATTTTCTTCCCCAAACTCCTTTTTCAAGCAGTTGAATTCTTTCATCGATATTTTTAGAGATGTGCTCCCATTTGAATACGTTGTTACTGTCTTCAATGAATTCTGCACAATATTCTTGCCTCCAAACTGGATTGTCTTCTCCAAGTTCGGCTTTTTTCATTTCTAAGTATTCGTGTGAGATATATGGATTTACCCAACTTGGAAATTGGAATGAGATATGCCCCTGTATTCTTTGCTGTCCTTTCAAAAAAGAGTCGTAGAAATGGTTTTTTCCAAACGGTGTTGAGATTTTGATTAATATTCCGTTGTAGTCAGCCAGCATTGGTTCTATAACGTTCTTAACCGTATCATCTGGAATAAAAGCGGCTTCATCTAAGATAACTAAATGGTAGCCTCTACCTCTAAGGTTTTTAGGCACATCGGCACTTCTAAAGTCAATAATACAACCTGTCTTAAATTCAATCTTTGGATATGGAGATTCAACGATTTTTTTAACCAACTTCTGCAAAGTTTTGCTTCTTTCAACATATTGTCTAAGCTCGTCAAATATAATCTTTGATTGGTCGTAAGTTGGAGCTATAACTGCATATTTTTCCCTTCTCCTCGTGCAACATAAGAAAATTAATAAAAATGCCATTAATTTTGATTTTCCAAACCTTCTACCACAGCATGCTGTAATAACTTTATAGTCCTCGAAAACTGCTTTTACAATTTGTTTTTGTGCATCGTGCAACTGTTCTCCTAAAAAAAGTTTGATAAAAAATTCTAAGTCGGTTTTTAGTTTTTTCTTTAATTCTGATTTGGGCACCTTTGAAAGCAATTCATTGACTTTTTTATGAGATGTTGCCATAGTATCAGTCCTCTAATAAGATCTTTAATAGAGGGTCTTCATCCTCTTTGAAATCTAATAACAATGCTACTTTCGTTTTTATTGCCGTAGCAATCCCACTAACTGTTGCTTGATATTGATGTGGTTTGTTAATTACCTCCCCTTTTTCCAAGATTTTTTTACCTACTTCAATAGCCAAGTTTAAAACTTCAATGTCCTTAATCAATTCTTCCTCAACACTATGCCCTGTCTTTTCTTCATATTCGCCTTTGAGTTTCGCCTTTGTCTTTTCTTCGAGCTTTGATAAATTCCTTTTGTAGTAATCATAGACTGCCTGCGGAGAAATCTCCACGCCATACTCTTCATAGAGTTTTACAGAAATCTGTTTCCACGATAGCCCCTGCGTTCGCCATAATATAATATCTTCATGCATCTCAGGTGTAATCTTCTTTCCCATTTTATCCCTCAATATTCTATCAACATAGTCTTGATTGTCATCAAAATCATCTTGACACATTAGCATTTAAAAATGCTAATCTTCAACACAGTTTCGGAGGTGGGATTATGAAACAACTCGTCGGATTCATAGCATTGTTTTTAGTTTTGGAGTTGGTCTTCTACCTAAAAGGGCTTTACCAATCTATGGCTTTGACTTTGGTCGTCTTTGCAATTTTCTCCTTACTGTTTTTTCTACTCAATATATCAGATTTTCCTAAAAAAACTCTTGAATTTATTAAATTGCATTCTCAACCTGCTCATAAAAGAATTAAAAAGATTGTTATGGGCCATCCAAAAACATCAAACAACACAATCATTAGAGTTGAAAAAGAAGCTAAAGAAGTATATCATAATGAGAGCGATAGAGAGTTTAGCAGGAATAATAATAACATCGAAACTCCTACCACCTGCATTGTCAAAATTTCTAATTCTACTGATTGAGTTTTTAAAATTGATTGGGGGGTAATATGGCATTGTTCAAAAATCAAAATTCAATAAAAAATCCTGAAGAGCCGAAAAAAGAATTCACGACTCCAAAACACCTACCTGATGAGGAAATTTTAAGTATTCTGGCTAAATCTTTCAATCTACCAAAAGAACTGAGGGCCGAAATTGTTGAATTACTGAAACAGCATATTAAAAAAGCCATGGTTGATAAAGATGCATTGGATTATGCAAAATTAATAGAAAATATAACCAAAGATGACGATGATATCCAAAAAGCAGAGTTTTTAGCCCACCAAGTTTTAGGGGCTTATATAGCCCATATAATAATATTTGGCAAACCTTTAGATTTCGAAAAATTACCTGATATTGATTAACTTATTTTTTATCAACACTTATATTTTTATCTTTAAATTAATTAATGTCTTACCGTATCAAAATTTAGTCCGATAGTGTGCCACCAAACAAAATATAGTCCTTTCAAAGATTCATTGAGATATTACATAAAAGGAGAGTAAAATATTGTAGGACTTAAACAAATAAGCTCAAATAAAAAAGTAAAAGTATGACGCGGGGGCCGGGATTTGAACCCGGGCTGGGCGATGCCCAACGGGATTAGCAGAACCATACTCCCCGACCAAACTTTTTTACTATATACTGTGATAACATACTATAAATATTTAACGATAACATATCAAAAATTGCCCATTCATACATCATTATTATATCGTTCTAAATCCGATATTATTTCCTACTCCTTAGCCGCTAATAACATATCGGACTTACAGCATTTTTTTAATAACCTTCAACAGCTTCTCAGTTCTCTCTTTTGAATGTGAGTAAAATAGCGTAATTTCCAGACTCTTATGCCCAAGGTATTCCTTAACCACATCTATTGGAACTCCTTTCTCTAACAAATCAACAGCCCTACCGTGCCTTAATGAATGTATCACTATTCGCTTATTTTGTGGGATTTTTCCTTCTTTTTTTAGTTCATTTACAGCTTTCCTAAAAACTTCACTAATCCAATCCTTTCTAACTCTTCCTCCTTTGCTATTTTGAAATATGTAATTGTCTGGTCCCTGCCTAATATTAAATTGGCAATAATATTTTAACAGTTCTAAGGTTCCAGAGGAGCATACAACAGTTCTCTCCTCTTTATTTTTAGTATTTGTAATTCTTATAACCCCACTATTAAAATCTACATCTTTATATTTTAAATTTAAGATTTCAGATACTCTGCACCTAGTATCCCATAGCAATCTGATTATAATTGCATCCCTTATTTTGGTCCTACTATTACTCTCTATAATTTTACTTAATATGTCATTAAGCATATCTGCATTCACAGCATCATAGTGCCTAATTTCTATATTGGAAAACCTCTTCCTTTCTTTACTTTCCTCTGCAAATTCTTTAAAGTTTTTTAATCTCATCAACTTGTAAAATACTTTAAGTAAATCAAAATATCTTTTTTGAGTGTTCTTAGATAACTTCCTCTCTTTTTCCAAGTAATTGAAGAATTTCACGAAGTCAGATGTTTGCATCTCTTCTGGTCCTTTCCCAAGCCTGTTATAACAAAAGTCTAAAAATACCCTCAATCGTGTTATGTCATTCTTTATAGTGCTTTCACTCTTACTGTCAAATTCTCTCTCTTCTTTAAATCTGTTTATCCACTTTTGGATATCATCTGTTTCCTCAATGGTTTCTCTTGGTCTCTTAACCAGTAAAAGATTTTTAATATTAAGCCCTCTCTCCTTCAT